CGTTGGAGTATCGTGCAATATCGACACGCCCGAGCAACCGGGGGGACATCTCCCCGGCGGTGAAATTGGTCTGAACGAGCGTCACTCTAGGCATGATTTTTTTCAGACTTTGGCATGGTGTCGTCTCCCGTCAGTATCGGCTGGAAAGCAGGCGAAAGTCGCCGAGCGTTTCGGGTGGGTCGTCCTGTCCGTCTGCGGCACGTGCTCGCTTCAGTGCCATCTCCATCTCACGTACGCGCAGATCTTCGAGACTGGTCGATTGCGTGATCGCGTAAGCCATGCGGGCGGCCATCGCGAGCTGCATCGATTCGACGAAGCCAGCATCCCATGTGGCTTCGTTGGTGTTGTGGAAGACGTAGCGCAGCTTCAGCGTGTCAGTGTCGGCCAGGATGCGCTGTCCTTCGCTTCGGAAGTCTATCTCTTCACCGTAGTCTCCAACCGAAAGCGTGCGAATCCAGTCCGACGGCAGAGTAAATTGGTATGTGTATCCGAATGGCGGCATCGCCACATCTGGCGCCAGCACGACGCGCTTGATTGCGCAGTTCCACGGATGCGACCGCAGCATCTCGTCGCGCACCTGCGGGTAAAGGTTGGCCGCCAATCGTGCCCTGTCGGTGCCCTCGTTCAAATCGTTGATGGTTTGCGCACCGAGCATCAGCAGTGCGTTTGAGCATATAGAGACACTGGTCGCCATGTTCTGAGTCCTGAAGAAAAAACCGGGGCACATGGCCCCGGTCAAAGTGCTTCACTGGAGGGAGATTAAACCGGGAAGCGGTCAGTTGCCGTTGACGTACTGCACCTTCATGGCGATGGTGCCGTTCGAGGCGGCCGCGGCCGTCAGGGTGACGGCGATGTCGTAGAGCTTGTACGTGTCGGCCGCGAGGCCGAGCGCCTGCCACAAGGGCTTTTCGACATCTGCGTGACCGAAACCGGCACCAGCATCGGCGGCATCGGCTTCGTGCGTCACGTCCTGATTTACCAGCGCCGCGGCCAGCGACTGAGCCGAGGCGAAGAAGTCGGCATCGACGACGGCGCCACCGTTGGCGGCAATGTCATAGATGCCCACGTCGCCGGCGCAGGACGTGATCGCATCGCACGACAGCATCACGCGCGAAACGCGGTCGCCGGAGCGGATGCGGGCCAGGCGGAAGGTGGAGCCGATCGAGTCGCCGTTGACGGCTTCGACAGTGCCGACCGACTCGCGAAGACGGCCGCTGGCAATCTTCAGCGAGGTGTTGGTCTGCGTCGCCGCGTCGGCGTTGGTGACGGCGGTGGACTTGGTGTTTACGACTGCCATGTCGTTCTCCTTTCAATCGTTGGTGATTAGGGTTCCTGACAGGCGATCTCGACGACCTTCTCTTCTTCGACCCGCACCGCGCCAATGGACATCTTGGCGTAGATGCGGACGTTGAAGCCCTTGCCGGGGTCTTCGCCGATGCGCGTCATGATGTTTTCGCCGACGCCGAGCGTTACGCCGGACTTCGCCCAGGCGTAGCAGTAACGGGTCGTCGTCGCCTTCTGCAGGCGCTCCAGCGGGATCATGCGGAAGCCCATCAGCGAGGCGTTCTTCAGCGTGCCGTCCATCAGCGACAGCACGGTGTTGACCTCGGTGTTGGTCAGCGAGGTGTCTGTCAGCAGGTCGGAAAGCTGCGACGAGGCGTAGACCATGAACAGCTCTTCGCCGGCTTCGGCGTCGGCTTCGTTCTGGCGAAACAGCTTGCGTGCCTGAATCATCTTCGCCTTTGTCAGGCCGGTACCGCCGACGGCGACCTTCTGACCGGCCGGCAGGATGATGTTGCCGGTCGAGCTGCGCGAGTTGCCGCCCAGGGCCGAGACGATCACGTCATCCTTCGCCCGGTTCAGCGAGGCGACCATCGCCGCGACGTAATCCGATTGCGGATCGGTCAGCATTCGAATCTTGTCCTGATCGTCGATCATGTCGCCGTCTTCCCAGTCGAACAGATCGACGTAGCGGGTGCTGTGCGGCTGGTCGTTGATCGGGGTGTCGGCGTGGCGGGCGATGCGGCGCTGCGCGGTGCGCTGGCCGAGACGGTTAATCGACTTCGACATGCCCTTGATGCCGGATTCGACGAGGACGCAGCTTTCGAGCCGCGAGTTTTTTTGTTGTGCAACGTGGATGAAGTTATCCGCGAACTGCTGCACAAACGCTTCAGTGATGTACTGAGACATGGTGCGCTCCTAGAAATTGAACGGTTTCGCCTTCCAGGGTGTCCGCACTGCGGGCCTGCTTCTTCGGGATCGAGCATCGGCGTGTCATGCGCGACCTGCGGGACTCGTCGGGTATCTGCGCGCCACCGCAGGCCGCCCGGATAACCGGGAATGCCTGCGATGATCGTGCGAGAGTGAGGTCGGTTTCCCGACCTTTTGATGGAACGAGCGGTCAGGCGACCGTCGGGCGGCTTGCGCCACCGCCAAGGCGTTGCGCCTTGGTGCCGTAACGGCGGTTGTAGAGGGCGTCGAATTCGGCCTTGACCTGCTTGCGGCGCGGGTCGGACTGGGGCAGCTTCTCCAGCTCGGCGCGCAGATCGGCCGCCTTGGTGTTGAAGTCGCCCTCGGGGATGCCGCCACCGTTGACCGGGCTATCTTCCTGCATTTCCTTGCCTATGTTCGCCAGCAGTCGCAGGACTATCGGGTTATTGCCAATCTCGTCGATCTTGGCCTGGTCAGCCTCGGAAGCGAAAGCGCTGAAGGCCTTGAAGGCGAGGCCGACATTCTGTTTGAACTCGACATCGGTCTTCCACACCTGGCGCAGTTCGGCAGTCGCGGCCTTGTCGTCGAGTTGCTTGGCGCCACCGATTAACTTCGGCGCCTGTTGCAGGTACTCCGACAGGACAAACGAAAGCTGATCGTTGGTGATGCCCTTCGCGTGCGCCGCCTTGAGGAATCCCTGCATTTCTGGATCGGCCTTGAACTCGTCCCAGTTGAAGCCTTCCATCTCGACCTTCGGGGCGTACTCTTCCGGGGTATTCGGTGGCACGTCACCGGAGCCGAGCTTTTGTTCGAGGTGGCGATGCGCCTCGGCTACCTTGCGCGCCGACGCTTCGATGTCGATCGCACCGTCCGCTTTGGTGACGCGGTACTTCTCTGGAATCCAGTCGTTGGGGCCAGAAGCAGCGCCGCCTGCAGCGCCTTGTCCACTTCCTGCCGCAGCCGCGCCGGTAGCCAGGACGCTGCCAGATGATGCACCAGCGCCACCTGCCGCACCGTTCGCGCTGCCCCGGCCTGCTCCAGCAGCACCCGATGCACCCGCATCGCCTGCGACTGCTGCACCGCCAGACGCGCCGCCCTGCGTTCCATCGCCAGCTTGATCCATGAAAACATGTCTATTCCTCATCGGTTATTACTCCGTGTGCTTGGTTGATACGCCCGAGAATGAAATCCAAAACGCTGCGGCGGCCAGCGTTAAAACAGGTCTGGCGATCCCCTTCTAGGCCGCCCTTCACGTAGATGCCGCCCCCGAAGCGAGCGGTCAGGTCATCGAGGATCAGGCGACCCTCGGCATGGTTCTCAAACACCCGGGCGTAGGCCTCGGGCGTTGCCTTGTTTTCTGAAGCCATTGGTCAGTCCTGCGAGCATGGCGGCCTCCAGGCGTCCGAGTAGCTTCTTCCGCATCTCGTCTCCGTGGCCGCGCTTCATTGCGAGATAGGCATCGCGCATCAGGCGGCGCCGCTTTTTCGACGGGGTGTAGTCGATGGAGTACCAGTTCGAGATGTCGGTGCCGAACTCTTCCGCCGGCAGCATTGCCTCGATCTGTTGGTCGCTGGCGCCCTCGATCAGCTCAAGTAGGGAGAGATGCGAGAATGTCATGTGTAGGCTATAGCGACCTTCACTTCGGAGGCGCCGATGGCGGTGGTGTCGGTGTCAACCATGTTTGCGGTGATCGCGAGCGCGATTCCAGTCAAACATCGGTACCCCAAGACTCCAAAATCGACATACGCCAACGCGCCCGCCGCAACCGGAATGACCAAAATAGGCACGTCGGTTCCGACGGTTGGCGCACTGGCTTTGTTGTACAGTTTGACGTACCGCGCGGTGGCCGCCGAGTTGCTTATTGCGATCAGATACAACACGCCACCAGACGATTTAATGCTGGTGGAGTTCGTGGAGGCAGCGCTGTTGATGTTGCTGGCGGATGGGTTGATTGGGGTTGAAGTAACAGGCTGCGAGCCACTGACTTGCGCGGCCGGGATGGGCTCCGTCGCATATGTTCCGCGTTGCATTTTCCAAGTCGCGGTGCCACTGGTGTGGCTGGTCGCCCGAACACGAAACCAGTTGCAGCCATTGACGGATGCTTCCCACGCGTAGGCCGGCGTCCCAGACATCGTGCCGGTGGTATAGTCGATATAGTTCGAGTTGCTGCGCACTGTAAGCAGCTGGAACCAGTTTCCATCCGTGCCGTTAGTGCTGTCCAAGCTTCCTTCAAACGTGCAATTGTGCCCGGCCAGCGCGGCAGTAGACAACGCGACAACCACATTCGATGCGCGAGATACTTCACAGGCCACCGACTGTCCGACTGCCGTAATATTCCCGCTTACCAGGGGGTAACTCGCCGGTTGAGCAGACACTTTTAGCCTGCCTGCCTCGTCGGTCTTGAGCGCCGAATAATCTCCATCTGTATCAACGGCAGATGTGTCCGAGTCTCGGCGCTGTGCAAGCACCACGACACCGTAGTCTCCGGATGCGCCCGGCGTGTCCTCTGCCTTGACGAACGCACCGACAACCGGCATAGGGTTGGCCGCACTGACCAGCGTCGCGGCGTCGAGATCGCCGAAGGCCAGCTTGCTGATCGGGTAATGTACGCCGGCGATCTCGTCGGTCGCAATGACAGCGCCGCCTGCGCCAGGGTTGGTAGTGAGATTGTCAGCCATTGGCGACCGCCTTCTTAACCATTTCCTCGCCGGCCACCTGCTGCACCTGCGCCATTTGCGCCTGCTGCTGCGCGGCCTG